CCTTTAACGAACTTGACCGAATCAGGCACAGCCAATGATTGAGTTCGTTTACTTTGTGTCCCACTCGACTTTCATGATTGCTCTAGGCATTTGGCTGGCGAAGCGTCATGTCTAAAGCCATCCTCTGCCCGTTTTACACCTGCAAAAACGAAACAAGTGGTTACTGCTCAATGCACCGTCACCTACTGCCAGCGATTGAGCGCGTAGTTGAGCACATGGATCCTGAGGGCATCCTGTCGTTCAATGTAAACGTGTCCAACCTGTTGCCGATGGTCAAAATGATGGAAGAGCAATACCGAGACCTGAAGCGTTTAGAGCGTGAGTTAACTGGCGCACAGAACGAACTGCACCGCATCCTTGGAGGCGTGTGATGATGCCCCACGGCGTAAACGGACAATGGCACTACCCCGACTGCAAAGAACTTCTCAATAGTCACCCTGGCTGCAGCTGCATACCCAGCATGGCAAAACAGATTGCAATGCTCGCCGAAGAAGTCGGGAACCTGATGCGCGCTAATCGCCAACTACAGAGGCAGGTTGACAATGCCCAAAGGTGAAGCAACGGAGCGGATATTTCAGTCCAAGGTGGAACAGTTGGCCGTCATGAATCAGTGGCTGGTATTCCATCCCAGCCCCCACCAAGTGCGTCCGGGTGTGTTCCGATCTGATGGTAAAGGCTTCCCCGACCTAGTCCTTGCCCATCGTGAACGCGGACTTATATTCGCTGAATTGAAACTGGATGGTGGCAAGTTGTCACCGATGCAGGTCATTTGGGCAAACGCCATCAGCCCACACGCTGAGCATTATGTGTGGCGACCTAATCAGCTGGAGATGATTGCGGAGCGTCTCGGGCGCAAGTAGCATCCGCCACTACAACTGAATACTGCTGGTATTACCGATGCGTGAATAGGGATGCGATAAGCCCGGCTGCAGGTGGCTAAGTGAGGAACCAATTGAGTCCCTGTTCGCGACAAACTCATGACAGAACTCCCATGCCAGCATTCATGGCCACATAGGGGATTGGACTCTGTTGGTGTTTACACGGGAACGTGGGTCGAGCAGTCTGTCTAACAGCCTGTCCAGCGTCCAAACGTCACAAATGTCAATGGTGTCCGTCCCTTGGTGTAATCATCCGGCAGCCATACCTCGTAGGTAGAACTGTGGGGGGCTATCACCGCACCGACCTACCCCGTAACATGAAAGCAACCGCAGGCGCAGCCAAGGGCGCTAGAGAAGAAACGAACCATGCCTAAAAGAACATCAGACCCTCAGTACCGCAAGAACAGAGCAGAGCTGCTACAGAACAACCCTGAGTGCGCCCTCTGTGGCAAACCCGGAGCAGACACCGCAGACCACATCATCCCCTACGACGCAGGCGGATCCGACGACCTCGACAACCTCAGACCAGCACACCGAGCCTGCAACTCCAGAGCAGGAGCTGCATACGTCAACCGTAAACGCGCCATCCAAAGCCAACAACGCAACAGGGCTGTAAACAATAAACCCCCCGAAAATCTTTTTTTGAAAACCGAATTATTGCCCCCGACCTTTTCTTCCGAGAAATCTCTGAACAGTCATGACTCGGTTCAAGACAGCCTGATCCAGCCTGATACGTCTGTGGTTGGGCAGGTCGAGCCACGGCTGGTTACGCCCACTATTGGGTACGAGTCTTTCGGGCCTTCCATTGCGGAGTTTTCGGCGCAGACCCTCGGACGCGAACTGTTTGACTGGCAGAAACTGGCTCTTGATCGTTCGTGGCAACACGATGATGACCTGAACTTCATTCATAGCAAGGCTTTGATTAGTTGCGCCCGACAAAACGGGAAGACCACAATGAACGCTGCAATCGTGGGGTGGGCGTTAACAGTGTTGCCTCGGATTTGGGGGCGACCAGTTCGGATTCTTTCGGCAGCGCATGAGTTGTCTTTGGCTTCGGAAGTCTTCGAGGAGTTGCGCGAACATTTAGAGCTGTGGGAAGAGTCCGGGCTTTGCAAGGTGACGTGGGCTTACGGCCGTCACGAGGTTCGCATGGTGGACGGGTCTCGCTGGAAGGTGTCTGCTGCCACGGCAAAGAAGCATGGTGGTTCGTGGGACATTCTTCTCCTCGATGAAATTTGGAGCATCACCGAGGGCGCAATCTTCGGCGCTCTTCTACCGTCACAGATCGCAGTTCCGTCTCCGTTGTGTTGGATGACTTCGACTGCTGGCGATGAAGGCAGTCTTGCTTTCATCAAGTTCCGTGAGCAGGCCATCGGCTGCATCGACTCAGGCACCGCGTCCGATCTGTTCATGGCGGAATGGTCATTGCCCCCCGGTGTTGATCCTGAGGACGAACGCTATTTCGGGTTTAGTAACCCCAGCCTCGGTAAGACCATCACGATGAAAGGTTTACGCAGTGCAGCTGCTGCACCTGATCGGACACAGTTTCTCCGCGCCCACTGCAACCTTTGGGTGAGTGCTGCTCAGTCTTGGATGCCTCACGGCATGTGGTCTAAACGCAAAACGGATTGGAACGAGGGTGAGGGTGGCTATCTGAGCGTTGACTCCGCCACCGATGGCTCGAAGTATGTGGGCGTGTGGGCACGGCCTGACCCTGATGGTCATGTCGTTGTTTCGATGGCGTTTACAACAGAGTCAAACTTTGAAATGTGGCATGAGATTACAACACGTCTTGAGGCTGACCCGAAATTGAAACTGGCGATTACGCCCGGGCTGTATGTGCATACCCCTGAAAAATTTCGACTTCGTACAACCCAGTGGGGCTACGGCGAGTTGCTGAAGTTCGTGGGCGTGGTTCGTAGTTTCATTATCGAGGGACGCATCCTGCACACAGGTGAGACAATGCTTGCGGAACATGTAAACAGGGCAGTACTTGTCAAGGCTGAAAACTCAATCGTCATTTCTAGTCAACGATCACCCGGGCCGATTGAGGCTGCACGTTGCATGGTGGTCGCAGCTGCTCTTGTTTCTGCTAAACCTCAAAGCGCAAAACCTTCAATGGGAAGTTCTTACTAGATAGTTGCATTTGCAACAACCTTGTGTAAGACTCCGAGTGGATGGGTATTTTCTCACGCAAAGTTGACACGGCCGCTTTCGCCTCTGCACCAGTGCAGGCGGCTGCTGGCGCGTCCTATATCGGCAACTTCATCAACTACACCACTGGTTCTGCTGAGGTTCGTGCGCTAAGTATTCCTACGGTCTCTCGTTCCCGTGACCTGCTTGCTGGCATCATCGGATCTGTCGGTCTGAAGCATTACTCAAAGCAGTGGAACGGCTCCGACTATGACGAGGTGTATCTGCCTCTTGAGCCTTGGATGGAAACCCCCGACCCCAAGGTCTCACGCTCGTTCTTCTTCGTAAACATCTTTTCGGACATGTTCTTCTACGGTGCAGCGTATGCCTACATCACCACGCGCTACTCGACCGGGTTGCCTGCCTCGTTTACATGGCTTCCTGCAGCAAACATTTCAAGCACGGAGCAAACTGGAATACCTCAGTACTTCGGGCCTTCTAAAGAACTTGAGTTCAACGGTCAAAAAATTGAAGACGTAAACAACGTCGTTCAGTTTCTCAGCCCTATCGAGGGCATCTTAAAGATTGGCCAGCGCGCCATCAACACGTCATTGTTTCTCGATCAGGCAGCTGACCGCTACGCCAGCCTTGAAACAGTGCCCGGTTATCTTCAGCAGATTGACGGCGAAGACATGTCCGGTGACGATCTTGGATCTCTTGCTTCGGCGTGGGCTGCAGCCCGTAAACAAAACGCCATTGGTGCATTGTCGCGTCAGGTGCAGTTCCGTGAGTTTGCACAGAACCCCCAGGAAGTCATTGCGGATCAGCGCAAGTACCAGTCTCTTGAGATGGCTCGCCTTTGCTCCGTGCCTGCTTACCTCGTAAGCGCACCCACTGAGGGCGCTTCGATGACGTATCAAAACGCACAGCAGGCGCGTCAGGATCTGTATCTGTTCGGTGCTCGTATCTACATGGACGCTATTGAGCAGACACTTTCCAGCGCACAAGTTCTTCCTCGTAACCGCTATGTCGAGTTTGACATTGAGGACTACGAAGGATCTGAGATGAGTTCCCCTGATGGAATGCCTAACAATGAAACGGATGATGAATTGTGAAGATTGAGTTTGTAGCCGTGCCAGTCACCTTGGACGCTGCCGCTGGCGAGGACAGCCCCCGATCCATTACGGGTGTGGCTGTTCCTTGGGACACTCCAGCGGCAG